GTACTCGCCGAGCACCTTGACCTTCGCGTCGTACAGAGAATCGTCAGGCGACGACTGCAGCAGCTGCGCGATCAGGTCCTTCGCGCTGGCGTGCTCGACGGTCGCCTCGTCGACGAGGTCCTCCTCGTCGAGTCCGAGCGGATGCTGATCGTCGACATCGCGGGCAACACGCTGACCGTGAAGCGGGCCTGGGACGGCTCGGTGCTCGCCGCCCACGCGGCCGGCGTCGACATCTACGCCTCCCGCACCCTGACCGTGACCCGGGGCGCGCTCGGCACCACCGCAGCCACCCACCTCACGGCCTCGACCGTTTACCGGTGGGAACCGCCCGCCCCGGTCCGGGACCTCACGATCGCCCAGGCCGTCGCCCAACTCGCCAACGAGGTGGCCGGCTACACCCGGACCCGCAAGAGCGGCGAGGGCGGTACGAGTGAGCGCGCCACGGACGCCACGGCTCTCTCCAGCCTGCGAGACCGGGTGTACGCCTCACACGGCAGGAAGGGCCGGGTGAGGGCCGTATGAGCATCGAGATCACGTTCAATGGGCCGCTATTCGACGGGCGCGCCGAGCGGGCCATCGACCGCGCCTGCAACGACGCCCTCGACGATGTGTCGGCGTTCGCCGAGGAGCGCGTCCTCATGGGCACCTCAGTGTCCTTCAAGACCCGCACCCCCTACTACGAGACCATGGTGACCACGACCCGCGTCTCCAGCGACGTGTCCCTCGTCTGGGACCAGGGCGTCATATACGGGGCCTGGCTGGAAGGAGTCGGCTCCCGCAACGCACCCGTCACCCGCTTCGCGGGCTACCACCACTGGCGCAAGGCCAAGGAAGCCGTCACCGCGCGGGGCCCACAGATCGCCGACATCGCCGTGCAGCGCCGCATCCCCGAGATGGGGGGCTGACCCGTGGCCCTCAACATCACCGGCATCCTCGACGCCGTCATCAGCCACGCCTCCGCATCCGGCTACCTCGATGAAGTCAACGGGAACGAGGCCATCCACCCGTCCGCCTCGGGCGGGGTGACCGCCGGGGTGTGGGTGGACCGGGTGACCTCGATCCGCTCGTCCGGCCTGGACTCGGTGTCTGCGCTCGTCGTCCTCAACGTCCGCCTCTACACCAGCGCGCGGCAACTCCCGCTTGACGCGATCGACCCGAACATGGTGGCGGCCTTCGACGCTCTCGCCGTGGCCTACTGCGGCGACTTCACGCTCGGCGGCCTGATCCGGAACGTCGACATCTTCGGCGCGCACGGCCAGCCGTTCGACATGCGCGCCGGCTACCTGCCCCAGGACGGGGTGTTGCAGCGGGTCATGACGATCGTGCTGCCCTGCATCGTCAACGATCTTTGGGAGGAGGCCGCATAGTGGCCAAGGAATCCGGCCTCGGGCACGCCCTGTTCATCGCGGGCAATGACCTGTCCGGCGACTACACCGCGATCGGGAACATCGGCGGCGGCCCCGCCGCGCTCACCACCACGGGCATCGACAAGAGTGCTTACGAGCGGCTCGGCGGCAAGCTGGACGGCCGCCTGGAGGCTACGTCCTGGTGGAACCCGGCACTCTCCCACCCGGTGCTGTCAACGCTGCCCACAAGCGATGTGCACGAGATGTACTGCTGCGGCACCACCCTTGGCCGGCCCGCGGCAGCCATTGTGGCCAAGCAGGTCAACTACGACGGCACCCGCGGTGACGATGGCTCGTTCACCTTCAGCACGTCGTGCCAGAACAACGCCTACCCGCTGGAGTGGGGCGTTCTCCTCACCGCGGGGAAGCGCACCGACAGTACCGCGACCAACGGCACTGGCGTCGATCTGACGACCGTGTCAACGGCGTTCGGCGCGCAGGCGTATCTGCAGGTGTTCGCGTTCACCGGCACCGACGTGACGGTCAAGGTGCAGGACTCGGCGGACAACGTGAGCTTCGCGGATGTCACCGGCCTCGCCTTCACTGCGGTCACCTCGGCGCCAGGGACCCAGCGAGTTGCCACCGCGGCCGGTGCGACGATCCGCCGGTACGTCCGCGCGGTCACCACCACGTCCGGTGGTTTCACCTCGGTCACCTTCGCGGTGTCCTTCATCCGTAACCCCGTGGCGGTGAGCTTCTGATGCAGATGATCAACCGGATTGAGCCGAACCTGCCGGTCGGCGCCTACCAGACGTACAGCATCACCGCCGACCGGGACACCGCGGTGGTTGCGGCGTGCGAACAGGTCGGCTGCGAGGCGTGGCAGCACGGCTGGGACTCGATCATCGATGAGTCCACCGAACTTGGACGGTCGCAGGCCCAGTACATCCGTACCGAGTCGCGGCGCACGTTCCGTGAGATGCGCACCGATGCGGGGCTGACAGTGTTCCGTTTCGAGTCCGGGCAGCGCTGCTTCGCAGAGCACCGCACGCGCCCGGAGATCTATCTCGTCCGCGACGGCGACTGGCGGGGCAACCCGACGGGCCGGAGGCGCGAGCACACCCGGCCTGCGGACTGGGTGGAGGACATGCAAGAGAACCAGGGCCGCCTCACCGACCTGCAGCAGAAGGGATGACCCACTATGGCCAAGCAGTCAGGATTGGGCTGGACGACGTGCTCCGTTGACGATGCGGGCGGAAGCGTTCAGGCGATCATCAATGACGTCACCAACCTCCAGTTCGCCACCCCGCGCGGTGTGCAGGACGTGACCGGCATCAACAAGTCGGCTTACGAGCGGATCCTGCTCCTCGCGGACTTCTCGATCACGCTGAACATCGTGTTCAACCCGTCGTCCAACCAGTCCCACGACGTGTTCAAGACGGTGCCGTCCACCTCAGTGGCCCGCACGACCACGCTCACGGTGGCGTCGAAGACCCTCGCCAACGAGGTGCTGTACACGGACTACCCGCTCCAGCGGTCCGACAGTGGCGAGTTCACGGCTTCCGTGCCGGGCGTCCTCAGCGACGGCACCGTTCCTACTTGGGCCTGAGGAGAACATGCATGGGCTACCGCAAGACCACCCGCCGCCTCAAGGTCTCCCTCGAAGGCCACAAGACCTACGGCCAGGACACCGAACACCCGATCGCCTACGCGCGCGGAAAGACCCTCGACGAGTACCTCCGCCTCACGGGCTACGCCGAGGCCGAGGGCGACGACCGCACCGGCATCGTCCGCCAACTGGAGGAATTCGGCGACGCGCTCATCGAATGGAATCTCGAAGACGAGCGCGGTAAGCCGATCCCGTGCACCCGGGCCGGCCTGTTCTCCATCGACAACGACCTCGCACTCGCCCTCGCAACCGAGTGGATGGACCGCCTCGGAGGGAAGGTGGACGCCCCTTTGCAGGACAGCTCGCCCGCTGGCGAGCTGTCGGCGGCACCCCAGATTCCCATGGCACCCCTCTCCGACCACCCGGCGCCTACCAGCATGCCCGCCTGATCCTCGGCCTCCTCCGGCGCTTTCCCGGCTACACCTTGTCGACCCTGCAGGAGGAGGACACCGAGCTACTTGAACTGATCGAAATCGAACGCCTCGGCACACCGGCAGGAGAGGGGGTGGACGGCCTTGGGTAACGACATCGAAATCCGCGTGCGGGTGGCCAACCAGTCGGCTGCCGGCATGACGTCCCTCGCCCGCTCCATGCGGTCGGTCCGGGACGAGGCCCGCAACGCTAGCCAAGGCCTCGACCGCCTCACCCGGACCGCGACAGCCGCCAGCGCCGCCCTGCAACTCCTGCACAGCCGGGCGGAAGCCGCGTCGCGGGCCCTCCGGGAACTGGAGCATCACTCGACAGCCGCCAGTGCAGCGCTACGCGAACTGCGCGACGGCACCACCGGCACAAACAACAGCCTGCGCACCCTCAACACCCGCACGCAGACCGCTCACAACAGGCTCGACGGTCTCGCCGACCGCACGAGACAACTCCGCTCTGACACCGACGATCTCGACGGCAGCATGCGCCGCCTCACCACCACGATGGGCGGGCTGCGCGGCAGCGCAGGCAGCGTTCGGACGAGTGTCAGCAACAGCAGCGACAGCATGGGCGCGCTCCGTTCGGCCGCCCTGATGCTGGCGCCGGCGCTGATTCCGATCGCCGCGTCCGCAGCTCCGATCGCCGTGAATCTGGCAGCTGCGGGTGTGGCAGTGGGCGCGTTCGGTCTGGCGGTCGCCGGACAGATCTCGGCGATCAACGACGCGTCGGACGCGCAGAAGAAGTACGACGAGGCCGTCAAACAGCACGGGCAGGCGTCGGACCAGGCCACGAAGGCAGAGGCCGCCTACCTCGCCCAAGTGAAGGAACTGGACCCGGAGACGCGCCGTTCAGCGGCCGCACTGACGGTGCTCAAGGACACGTACAAGCAGTGGTCCAAGGACCTTGCCGGCTCGACAATGCCCGTGTTCACCAAGGGCATGGCGAACCTCGGCGCACTGCTGCCGCAGATGGCTCCGCTCGTCAGATCGACGGCGACGGAGTTGGACCGGCTGATGACGGTCCTGGCCGGCGGCATCAACTCGAAGGGCTTCTCCGAGTTCATGTCGTCGTTCAGCACCTTCGCGTCGGGGGCGTTGTCGAAGGCGACTGACCAGCTCGTGCACTTCATGCGGGTCGTGCAGGGGGGTGCCGGGAAGAGCCAGCTGACGGAGTTCATGGCCTATGTGCGGGAGGTTGGGCCGCAGGTCGGGGAGACGCTGGCGAACCTCGGCCGGGCGCTGACCCATTTGGTCGCTGCCGCGTCGGACACGGGCGTGAGCCTGCTGACGGTGGTGAACTCTTTCGCGAAGTTGGTCAACGCTATTCCGACCGGCACGCTGTCGAATCTGCTGCAGTTCGTGGTGGTTTTCAAGGCGGTCAAGATGGCCGCTCTCGGGCTGGGCGGTGCGGGCGGCGCGATCACCGGGTTCATGGCGTCGCTGACGGCCATGCGCGCCGCGTCAACTGCGGCTGGTGGTGGTCTGTCGGGGCTGGCGGCGGCGTTCGGGACGCTGTCGCGGGCGGCGAAGGTGGCGGTGATCGGCACCGCTGTCGGCGCTCTGGTGGTGGCGTTGACGTCGCTGTCGGAGATGGGCAAGAAGGCGCCCCCGGACATCGACAGGATGACCACGAGCCTCGGGAAGCTGGCGCAGACCGGTGAGCTGTCCGGGGAGGCCGCGCGGGTCTTCGGCAAGGACTACGAGAAGCTCGGTGACGCCCTCGCGACCCTGGCGCGGCCGTCGACCCTGGACAAGATCCAGCAGGGCTTGACGAGCCTGATCGGCATGGACTCGACGCCCGTCAAGGACGCGAAGGACGCGTTCGATGGGCTCGACAAGGGTCTGACGAACCTGGTGCGCGGCGGCAAAGCCAACCTTGCCGCCGAGGCCCTGAAGATGGCCATCGCGAATCTGAAGAAGCAGGGCTACACCTCCAAGGAGGTGACGTCCCAGCTCGACGACTACAAGTCCGCTCTCGCCGACCAGGCGTTCGAGCAGCAGCTGGCCGCCCAATCCATGGGGCTGTTCGGTGAGCAGGCACTGAAGGTTCAGCAGCAGCTCAACGAGCAGAAGCAGTCCGCGGACGGCTTGAGGCAGAGCATCGAGGCCCTCAACGATGCGAACCGCAGCGCGCTCGGTGGGATGATCGGCTTCGAGGCCAGCATCGACACCGCAGCCAAGGCCGCCAAGGACAACGCGGGCGCACTGTCGATGGTCAACGGTCACCTGGACGTGAACAGCCCGAAGGCGCAGGCCGCTGCCACAGCGTTGAACGATCTCGCGGCCAAGACGAAGGACGCCGCCCTCGCAAGCCGCGAAGCAACGGGGTCGTGGGAAGGCGCTATCGGCATCTACGAGCGGGGCCGGCAGCAGTTCCTGAAGAACGCTGAGGCGATGGGTCTGACCGAGGACGAGGCCGAGCTGCTCGCCAGTCAGATCATGCAGATTCCGGACACGGTCAAGCTGAACACCGAGGACGCCCAGAACAGTCTGGAGGCGTTCAATGCTGCGGTGCAGAAGACGCCGGGCACGAAAGCGGTCACGCTGCAGACGCTGTCCAAGGGCGCGGAGTCGATCCTTGAGGCGTTCGGGATGAAGGTCCAGCATCTGCCCAACGGCTCGGTGAAGGTCACCGCGAAGAACGGGCAGGCCCTGTCGGGGATCGCCGACGTCGCTGGAGCCATCTCGCGCCTCGACGGCCGGACAGCGACTACCTACGTCACTGCCGTCAACACGACGATCTACCGCACGAAGGGATCGCTGCACGACGTGGTCGGCGGCGCTACGGGCGGCCTGTACAGCGGGAAGGCGTTCCGGTACGCCGACGGCGGCATGGTTTCCGGTCCCGGTACGGGCACGTCGGATGACGTGTTCGCACCGTGGCTGTCGAACGGCGAGTTCGTCATTAAGGCCGCCAGCGTCCGTAAGTACGGGGAGAGGTTCCTCCAGTCGCTGAACGACGGGCAGCTGCAGATGCCCCGGTACGCGTCCGGCGGTCTGGTCACGAAGTCTCAGCTGAGGGGCTTGTCGTCGCCGTCGGATGTGGCGGGTCTGACGTCGACGATCGGCGAGGTCCGCTCCAGCATCAAGGAGAGGACGTCGGGGGCGACCGAGTCCCGTCTGCTGCGGGTGCTGGATTCGGTCGGGAAGAAGCTGATCGCCAACGAGAAGTCGCTGACGTCGGTGAACAAGGCCCTGGACGGGGCGAAGACGAAACTCAACGACCTCAAGTCGTCCGCCGCACAGCTGGCGTCGTCGGTGAAGGGCGGCATCCTCTCCACCGCGAACATCACCTCCGGCGCGCAGGGTAAGAACGTCACCGTCGGATCCATCCTGCAAGGCCTCACCGACAACCGGGATCAGGCGGTGGCGTTCTCCAACGCGCTCGCCGGCCTGAAGTCGAAGGGTTTGCGGGGGGATCTGATTCAGCAGATTGCCGAGGCGGGTATCGGTGGCGGAGGGTTGGAGACGGCGCAGGCGTTGATGTCGGCCGGCACGGGGGATCTGTCTGCGGTCAATTCGCTGCAGGGGCAGATTGCGGCGGCTGCGGGTGCTGCGGGGAAGACGGCGTCGGATGCCGTGTATGCGGCGGCGATCAAAGCACAGACGGCGTCGATGGGGCGGCTGCAGAGGTCTCAGGACAAGCTGGAAGCGACGATGTCGGCGTTGGCGAAGTCGTTGGGCCGGGCGTTGGGCGGTAAGGCTGCGGGCGGCATTGTCGGGGGCGCGGCGTCGGGCGGGATCCGTTCGAACCGCACGTGGGTGGGTGAGCACGGGCCGGAGCTGCTGGATCTGCCGGCCGGGTCGCGGGTGTGGTCGGCCCCGGACTCGCGGCGGAGGGCCGCGGCCTGGGAGTCGATGCTCAATTCTCCCCGGCGGTCTTCTCACAGCGCCGGCTCGGGTGGCGGGGGCGGTCCGGTTCAGCTGGTGGTGGTGCATCAGACGATCGAGCTCGATGGGCGTGTGGTGGCCCGGCAGATGTTCGAGCCGCTCAAGGAAGAGATCCGCGGCAAGGGCGGCAATGTGCAGAACGCGCTCGGCCAGCCGGGCAGAGGTTAGGAGGCGGCTTTGCCGTACACGACGTGGAATGGGCCGGCGCCGACGACAGCGGCGCAGGTGTCGGTGACGACGGGCACTGCGATCAAGACGATGCTGCAGCTCGCCACACCGAGCACACGCATGATTCAGATTTTGGAGTGGGGGTTCTCTCTGGATGACCCGCCGGGTGCGGATGGTGTGGTCGAATTGCTGCAGACGGATGTGGCGGCGACTGTGACCGCGCATGTCGCGTCCGGGGTGGTCAATCTGGATCCGAACGGTACGACGACGCTGCTCACTTTGGGCACGTCGGCGACGGGGTACACGTCGTCGGCGGAGGGCTCGATCACGGCGACTCGGGTGTTCGACACGGTGTCGCTGTCGTCGGTGTCGGGCGAGTCCGGGTTGAGCTATGTGCGGACGTTCATGCCGGACGATCGGCCCATCGTCGCCGTGTCGAAGTTTCTCCGCGTGCGCGCGACCACGCCCACCACCGCTTCTGACATGCGCTGCTTCGTGACCTTCACCGAGGTCGGCTGACCGATGCCCTCGATCGCACCCTTCGTCGCCGCGTGGAAGAACCGCGCTCGGAACCTGCCGGGCCCGGCTGTGCGCGCGTCCGGGGAGGCCAGCGACGGCAACCCGGTGCTGATCGAAATGTGGGTGCGCGGGGTGTGGGTGGACATCACCTCGTACTGCATGGTCCGTGACGACAGTGGCCGTGTCGACATCAGCAGCGGTATCCGCTCCGAGGGTCAGCAGGCCGACCAGGCGGACGCACGCCTGCAGTTGCGGAACACGGACGGCCGGTTCAGTCCGCGTAATCCGTCGGGCCCGTACTTCGGGGCGATCGGCCGGAACACGCCGATGAGGATCTCGGTGCCGGACGGCAATGGGGGGAAGGCGTACCGGATTTGGGGTGAGGTCACGCAGTGGGCGCCTTCGTGGGATTCCACGGGGTCGGACGTGTGGGTGGACGTCATCGTGTCGGGCCCTATCCGGCGTCTGGCTCAGGGCCCGGCACCGGCCCATTCGGTGATCTACAACGCGCTGACCATGCCGGTGTCTTCGGGGGTGCGCGCGTACTGGCCATGCGAGGACGCCACCGGATCCACATCCCTGGCCTCTGGGGTGGGGTTCGGGTCGGCGATGACATTCACGGGCACGCCGACCCTCGCCGGATACGCGGATTTCGCTGCGTCGGATCCGGTGGTGCTGATGGCGGGCAACGTCCTGACGGGCTCGGTGACCGGCTACAGCGACCCGACCGCCACGCAGGTCCGGTTCCTGTGTTTCATCCCGTCGGCGGGCCTGACGGACGGCAAAGTGATCTGCTCGATCGACCAGGAGGACTACTCCGCAGGATCCGCCCAGTTCTGGGAGCTTTACTACACCACGACGGGCAACACTCTGATCCTGCGGTCCTGCGCATCCGACGGCACACTCCTCGGCGCCGAGCTGACGCACACTCCCGACGTCCGCGGCCGCCAGATGTATGTGAGCATCGAATTCCAGGAGGCGGGTACCGCGATTACCCGGTATCTCCGCCTGTACGACCTCACCACGAAGACCAGCTACGACGTCTCCGACGTCGAGAATGTGACGTCGCTGACCCGGGTGACGGGGGTGAAGTTCGGTCCGGCGTCCCGGTCCGTGGTCGGCCCGATCGGCACATCGGGGCTGACGGATGTAGCGCTCGGCCACATCACCGTCGAGGACACCATCACGCCCTTCACCATCCTCGGCACCGCGCACCTGAATCCGGTGGGGGAGGCTGCGGGCCGTCGGATTCAACGCCTGTGCGCAGAATCCGGGATTCCGTTCGAGTGGACGGGCGACCTCGACGACACCGTCTCCATGGGCGCCCAGGGCAAACAGAACGTACTCGCCCTGATGCGGGAGGCCGAACTCGCCGACGGCGGCATCCTCTACGAGTCCCGGGGCGGGCTGGCCTACCGCACCCGTGCCAGCCTCTACAACCAGGACCCCCAGCTGACCCTGGACTATGCCGCGTTCAATCTGGCGGAGATCCCGACGCCGGTGGAGGACGACCGCTATCTGCAGAACCAGGTGTCCGTCACTGTCGATGACGTCACGCAAACGTCGTCGCTGACCAGCGGGGCCCTGTCCATCAGCCAGCCCCCGGCGGGCGTGGGCGTGTACGGCACCCCCCTCACCCTCAACCTGGCCTCGTCCAGTGCTGCTCTCGTACAGGCGGCGTGGCGTGTCCACATGGGCACCGTCGACGAGCCCCGCTATCCGAGGATCTCCGTCAACCTCGCCCACTCCTCGATCACACCCGCCCTGAAGCGGGCCGTCCTCGGTCTGCGTCCCGGGGACCGGATCCTCGTCCAGAACCCGCCTGCGTGGCTGCCGCCCGGCAGTATCGATCAGATCGTCCTCGGTATCGACCCTGAGACGATCACCCATTTCGAGGACCGGATCACTTTCGTGTGCGCGCCCGCGTCGCCGTACCGGGTGGGGGTCGCCGACAGTGTGCTGCTGGGGAAGGCCGACACGTCCGGGTCGACGCTGACGGCGGACATCACCAGCGGTGCGACCAGCTTCACCGTGACCACGGCGTCGGGCGCGCTGTGGTCGACGGATGCCGCCCAGTACCCGATCACGGTGCGGGTCGGCGGTGAGGACATGACGGTGTCCGCGGTGTCCGGCGGTTCGTCCCCGCAAACGTTCACGATCAGTGCCCGCTCGGTGAACGGCGTCGTGAAAGCCCACTCGGCGGGCGAAAGCCTGTCCCTGTCGCAGCCTGCCGTGGCTGCACTATGAAGGAGAAACGCCATGGCGTTTGTGGCCGGTGACACGATCACCGCGGACCGCCTGAACCGGCTGCCCACGAATTTCTATCAGGCTGTCGCGAGCAGCTCGCTGACCCGCACGGACACCACGTATGCGGACATCACCGGGGCGACGGTCACGTTCACGACCGCGGCAGCGAACGCCACCTATGCGGTGATCGCGTTCTTCGACTGCGCGGTCGGTACGACGTCGACGACGACCGACATGAACGGGCGGATCGTGGTGGACGGGGTCGCGGACTCCGGGCTGGCCAAGCATCAGATGGACAACCTGGACCGGGACACGGTCGGCACGACCGCCAAGGGCACCCTGGCCCTGGCGGGTTCGCACACGATCAAGCTGCAGGGGGCGCTCAGTGCCGCTGCGGGGTCGGGCACTTTTCAGACTTTTACGAACTTGCTGGTGCTCGTCACCGAGGTCGCGTGAGGGGGCTGCCGTGACTGATCCGATACCGGCCCCGTCCGGCCGCCGCCTGTACCTGTACACGCCGCATCAGGATGACGAGACGCTGTGGTCGGGACAGATCATCGCCCACCACTCACTGGTCGGGCGTGAGGTGCACATCGTCCTCGGCACCGACGGCTCCACGTCGGCCATGCGGGACGCCCTCAACGGCGCGACAAGCAACGGCTGGTGGGGCGGCTACCACTACCCCACGAGGGAGGGGATACCCGCCCCGCTCAGCCCGGCGGACTTCGCCGAGGCCCGGGACCGCGAGCTCGTCCAGGCGGCCCGGCAGCTCGGCGTCCCCCCGGACCGCGTCCACCTGCGCACCGACACCCGCACCGCGAACCTGACCGTCACCGAGGCGAAGGATCTGATCCTCGCCAACGAGGCGCTCACGCCGGGCGCCGGCCACTACACGACGCACTGGACGGACCCCGACCCGAACCATGCGGCGCTCGGCACCGCCCTGCGGCGGCTCGCCCTCGACGGCGCGGTGACGGACGCCCGCTGGGTGGTGCGCCGCTCCCAGATCGGCACCGTCGCCGGGGCCGTGGAGTACGTGGTACCGATGGCCTACCTCGCGCAGGCCCGCCTGATGGCGAAGAACGCCACCCGCTGCTACGGGGCGTGGGCACCCCCCGAGGCCTACGCCATCGGCTACCACTCCGTCCAGACAGACATGGACTGGGCTGCCTCCGGCGCCTCGAACTGGATCGTCAAGACCCCCTAGGAGCGGGCATGCCTGATCTTTGGATGCCGGGCGCGACTCGGCTCGACATAGGTGACCATCAGCCGACGGACGGCGGCCCTGCGAAGGCGATCCCGCACATCACCTGGGACAAGAACGCCACCGCGGTGAAGCCGCTCGCGCTCGTGTCCTACGAGACACTCGTCGACTACTTCGGCAGGAACTCCGCGGGGAAGGCGGTCGCCCCGCACCTTCTGTGGGATCCGTTCGGCGGCTGCTTCACCCAGTTCGTCCCCGCGAACTGCCGGTCCAAGTCCCTGGCCGACGCTCCTGGCGGAACTCGGACGAACCGGGCCGGAAGCGTGGTCATTCAGATCGAGGCGTTGTTCTTCCCGTACTGCATGGTCGACGGGAAGGTCTACCCGAGGCTCGTCGACACCCCGTGCAAGGGCTGGCCCGAGCTGCATGCGTGGCTGAAGTCGTGGGGGATCCCCGACGTGTGGCCGAACGGGCGCCCGGAGAACTGCACCCGCAACGAAACGAACTGGGAGACCAAGGCGGGCTACTACCCCCACGCCGCGGTCCCCGAGAACGACCACCAGGACCCGCTTTCGTGGCCCGCATTCCCCGCCCAGCAGGAGGACGACATGACCCCCGACGAGAGCCGCATGCTCAAGGAACTCTACGACGGGCGGCGCGTCCTGCCGTGGACGTACAAGGGGCAGGCGCAACCCGACCGCGACGCGTTCAACTTCCTCGTCACCACCGACAGCAACGCCAAGAAGGCCCTCGATGGCGTGGTCGGTCTCGGTGCGAAGGTCGACGCACTGAAGCCCGACCTTTCACCCGCGGACGTGCAGGCCATCGCCGACCGGCTCGCCGCCGCGCCCGCCCTCGCCGAAGCCATCGCCGAACAGGTCGCGGCCAAGCTCGCCGCCCGACTCGCCGAATAACACCCCCACCCAGCAGAAACGAGACCATTCATGACCGTCAACCTCGACTCCGCCTACTGGATCGGCCTCCTCGTGAGCGTCGTCCTCCCCGTCCTCGTCGGCCTGGTCACGACCAGAGTCACGCACGCCGGCGTGAAGGCGGTACTCCTGCTCGGGCTGTCCACGGCGAACGGGTTCGTCGTCGAATACGCCGGCCCGCACGATGCCGGGTACAGCGTGCAGACCGCGGCCGTCCTCGCCGGTGTGTCCTTCGCGGTCGGTGTCCTCACGCACTTCGGGCTGCTGAAGCCGACCGGCATCAGCAGCAAGATGCAGGACACGCTCATCAAGTCCGGTACGCACGCCGCGAGTGCCTGATCCTGCCCCATGAGCGCGTCGGGGAGGCGGTGGTGGCGTGGACGCGGCCATGGTGACGGCGATCGGAGCGCTGATCGCGGGGCCCGTGGCCGCGGCGGCCGCCATGTACGGCAACCGTGGCGCAACCAGGGCGGCCAGGGAGGCCAGCGCGGTGACGGGATATAACAGCCTGACGGACCAGTTGCAGGAGGAGCGCGCCGAGCTGCGGACGGAGCTGGCCGCGGCGCGTTCCGAACTCGCGGCGGAGAAGCTGGAGACGGCCCGCCTGCGGCTGCTGGTGCAGCAGCTCGGAGGCACGCCATGACGCGGGCACAGCACGCCTTGTATCGGGCGCGGCATGTGCTGTGGACGGTCGGTGTCTTGCTGTTCTGCGGCGGGGCTGCGGCGGTGTGCTGGCTGCTGGTTGACCGCGCCGAGCTCGCCGACCGGCTGGAGAAGCTCGCCGACGACGGCTCGGTCGCCGACGACCCGGCCGACGACCCCGCGGAGGCGGCGGCGCTGCTGCGCTGGCTGGCCGACGGCAACTTCGTCTTCCTCGGCGCCCGCGACGTCGAGCTGGTGCCCTCGCGGGGCAAGACCGCCTCGCGTGCCGTCCCCGGCACCGGCCTGGGCGTGCTGCGCAGCGACACCGACA